ATCATCGTGGCACCGTTCTCGACGCAGGCGTCGCTCACCACGCTGCGCAACCACTTGGACACCGTATCCGGGTCGATGGAGCAGCGCGGCACGATCGGCGTGGGCGGCTGGCCTGGCACGCTGGCCACGGGCACCACACTGGCTGGCCAGCTCAATAGCGGTCGCATCACGCTGGCTTGGCACAACAGCTCCGCCGTACCGGCGTATCAGATTGCGGCTGCCTACGCCGCCGTCATCGCATCGGAGCAAGACCCGGCCCGACCGCTCAACACTCTGGCGCTCACTGGCCTGGACGTGACCGACATCACGGTGCGTCCCGGCCGCACTGACCAGGAGGTGGCACTGCACAACGGCCTCACGCCCCTCGAAATCGGTCCGGGCGATGTTGTCCAGATCGTGCGTGCGATCAGCACGTACCTGGTGGATGCGCAGAACATCAGCGATCCGTCGCTGCTGGATCTGACCACCATCCGCACGCTCGACTACATGCGTGACGCCTGGCGCCAGCGCATCGCGCTGCGCTTCCCGCGCGACAAGCTGTCGGAGCGCACGCCTGGCAAGGTGCGATCGGAGCTGCTCGATGTGGCCTACAAGGCCGAGGAGCTGGAGTTCATCGAGAACGTCGATCTGTACAAAAACCTGCTGATCGTGGAAGAGGATCTGCAAAGCGTGGGCCAGCTCGACGCCAAGATTCCCTGCAACGTGGTGCCCGGCCTGCACGTCTTCGCTGGCGTCATTCAGCTGATTCTTTAACACAGGAGCCCAGTCATGGCATTGCAAGAATACGTCGGCGCGATTGTGCTGTCGGTCGATGGGCAGGACGTCGAGGTGGTGGACTTCGACGCCGAGTCCAAGACCGGTCGCAAGGTCGTCAAGACGATGAACCGGACCCGCCGAGCCAAGGGGTTCTCCAAGGGGATCGAGGAGCACGAACTGTCCATCACGGTCGTGGTCCCGCAAACCGGCGATCTGGACTGGGCGTCCATCCAGGGCGCCAAGCTGACCACCGAGCCGATCGATCCGGGCGGCCCGCGCGAGAGCTACCTCGACTGCGCCACCACTTCCGTGGGCGCCAAGTACAGCGTGGACAACGAAGCCCGCCGGACGATCAAGATGTTTGCACTGCGCAAGGTGACCGAATGATGACCCAATCTGACAGGCTGCTTTACGGTGTCGAGTACGAAGGCACCGTCCACTACGACTTCGAGCTGCGCCTGCCCACTGTCGCGGACAACATCGCCGCGCTGGAGGAAGTCGGGACCGACTCGAACATGAAGGTCGGCGTGGCCATGTTCGTGCGCTGCCTGACCAAGCTCGGGACGATCCCGGCCGAGGTGCTCACGTACGACTTCATCGTCCAGAACATGATCGATGATGACTTCGACACCCTGAGCAAGGCGACGGCAGAACTCAAAAAAAAGCGGTTGGCATCGAACTTGCCGTCGCCGACTACCGACTCGCCGTCGTCTTCCTCGGACAGCACGGCTTCACCGAGTCCCGTGTCCACGAGCTGACGACGGTCGAGCTGGAGGGGTATCTGGCGGCCATCGGCCGACTGCATGACAAGCGCGCCGAGGCACTTCAACGTGCCTCGGGCGCGTCCGGCGACCCCGCCGCAGAAACGGGTACACGACGCCGCGTCGTGTCCAAACGCCGGAAGAATCGCAAGTAACCGGGACAGCCCAGCATGGGACAGAACCTCCTTATTTCGATGCTGGTGCGGTGGCGCGACGAGTTCTCGCAAGCCGCCACTCGCTCGTTCCAGGACGTCACGCGCGCATCGCGCGGCGCGACCGATGCCATCCAGGCCACCGGTGCCGCCAGCGCGCGGGTCGCCAGCACCCGAGCCACCGAGGTCAGCCAGGCTGAGCGGATCGTCCAGCGCGAAATCGGTAACACCACCGTCGCCATTGAGCAGCAGTCCAAGGTTGCACAAAGCGCTGCAGCCGCTACCGCCCGTGCGGCCGACTCCAGCCTGTCCAAGCGGCTGCGCGACTACCAGCGGTTTAACCAGGCGTGGGAAGCCCTGGGCCTGCGCTCGGAAGCCGAGATCCAGCGCGAGATCGCCCGTACCGAGGCGGCCTACGCGCGCCTGGCGCGATCGGGCCAGATGTCGGCCGAGGAGCAGGCACGCTCCTTCGAGCACACCCGCGCCCGCGTGGCCGAGCTGACCGCCGAGATGGGCAAGCTGACCCGAGCCCAGCGCGGCATCCACATGCTGCAAGGCGGTGCCAACGGCCTGCGACTGGCCGGCGAGACCGTCCTGGGTGGCATTGCCGGCGCCCGCGCGATCGCCGCGCCGGTCAAGCAGACCATGGACTTCGACCGGCGCATCGCGCTGATGGCCAATACGGCTTTCAATGAGGAGGATGTGCCGGCACGCCTGCGCGGCATGGCCGAGCTGCGCAAGGTCGTGCGGGAGGCCATCGCGGCCGGCGGCGGCACGCCGGAGCAGGTGGTGGACGCGATGACGCAGTTGCTCGGGCAGAACGCCGTTTCGCACCAGACCGCGTTCAGACTGATGCCGATTCTGCAGAAGTACGCCACGGCCCAGGGCGCGGACACGACCGAGCTGGGCGACGTGGCCATGCGCAGCATCCAGACCTTCGGCATCAAGGAAGAGCAAATCCCGGAAGTGCTCGATGCGGCGATCAAGGGCGGCCACATGGGCGGCTTCCACCTGCGGCAGATGGCCAAGTGGCTGCCGCAGCAGATGGCAGCCGCCAAGAACGCCGGCATGGGCGGCATGAAGGGCTTGTCCGAGCTGATCGCGCTCAACGAAGTGTCGATGACGACGGCGGGTACTGCCGACGAGGCCGGCAACAATGCGCTGGACCTGCTCAACAAGCTCAACAGCCACGACACCGCGCACCAGGTGCACCGCGAGCTGGGCGGCAATCTCGCGGTCAAGCTGGCCAATGCACGCATGCAGGGCAAGAGCGCACTGGTGGCCTTCGGCGACATCATCGAACAGGTGATGAAGAAGGATAAGAACTACCAGACCATCAAGCAGAAGCTCGCGGCGGCGAAGAATGACAGCGAACGCGAGACGCTGTACGGCAGCATGGAGCAGATCCTCGCCGGTTCGGCGATCGGCAAGATCGTGCGCAACCGGCAGGAAATGCTGGCCCTGATGGGGTACCTGGGCAATCGGGAGAAGTTCGACAAGATCTCCGCCGAAACGCTGCGTGCGCACGATGAGCATATCGGCGACAAGGATGCAGCGGTGATGCAGGAGACCGATGCCTTCAAGACCGAACGGGCGAAGTCGATTGCCGAGATGAGCGAGATGGACGCCGTGCGCGGCCTGGACAAGGCCATCGGCAACACCGCCGACAAGCTGACCGCGTATGCCGAGAAATATCCCGGCCTGGCCACGGCCATCATGGGCACCAAGGTGGCCTTCGAGGGCCTGACTGGCGTGATCGTTGGCTTTGGCTTGGCGCGCATGTTCTTTGGCGCCGGTGCACATGGCGCCGCTGGCGCTGCAGCGCGGGCTGCTGGCCACGCTGGCTCCTCGGCGCTGGGACGTATGGCCAGCGGCGCTGCCGGCACGGCAGTGCGTGGTGCCTCGTCGCTGCTGGGAGCTGCAGGCAGGGGTGCCCTGGGTGTCGCGGGCCGGCTGCTCAAGCCGCTGGGCTCGTCCGCGCTGTCTCTGCTCTTTGGGGGCGCGGAAGCGTACAGCATCAGCCAGGACAAGGCGCTCACCGACGAGCAGAAGAAAAGCGAGTACTCCCGCGTCGCTGGCGGCACGGCTGGTGGCATTGGCGGTTGGATGGCAGGCGCCGCCGCTGGCGCCGCCATCGGCTCGGTTGTACCTGGCATTGGCACGGCCATCGGTGGCGTCGTCGGCGGCCTGGCTGGCGGCTTCCTGGGCGACCTGGGCGGCGAGAAGCTGGGCAAATTGATCGGCGACGCGCTTTATAAGGCCGAGGGCAACAAGGCACCGCAGCCCATCACCGTCAACACCAAGGTGCAGTTGGACAGCCAGGTGATCGCGGAAGCGGTCAATCAGATCAACGGCCAAGCCGCCTTGAGGTACTGACATGAGCTGGTCGGAAACGCTCTACGACGCTTCGTTCCGTGGTGTCACGTTTGACGTTAAATTGACGGACGACGACGCCGACTTCGCGCTGGCCACGCACGAGATACCCTACGTGGACGGCGCCGACGTTGAGGGCATGGGTCGCCGCGCGCGGCATATGCACCTGCTGGCCGTCATTTGGGGCGACAAGTACGAGACGCTCCTGCAGCAGCTACTGCAGGCGCTGGACACGCCAGGCAATGGTGAGCTGATCCATCCGGTATTCGGCAGCATCCCGACGGTCAAGGTTGCCGGCTACAGGGTCCACCACGACGCCGACAACGTCGACGCCTGCACAATCGATCTGCGCTTCCTCGAGTCGACGCCAGGCAACCCGTTCTTCGTGCAGCAGTTGCCATCGCAGAAGGCCGAGGCGGTCAGCGCGCTCACCAACAACACCCGCACCAGCGGCATGTCCGGGTTCAGTGGCCTGGTCAGTGCGCTGTCTACCGTTCAGGGCGCGCTTGCGCGGCTGAACAGCCTGCGCGACATCATGACCGGCACGCTGGGCGCGCTGCGCGCGCAGGTGCAAGGCGTCATCGGCACCGTGCTCGACGTCATCAACTACCCGCAGGCGTTCGCCGCCGACGTTGTTAGCTACCTGTCCGGTATGGCCGATCTGCGCTCTTTCGACGTGGGCGTCATCGTGTCGGACTGGAAGAGCCTGGTCGGGCAGTTGAGCAACACGGTAGAGCTGCCGGGCAAGATCAGCAGCGGCACGGCAACCATCGGCAGCAGTGCCGGCGTCGTGCCGACCGGCATCACGGCCGCGACCAGCTCGTCGGTTGGGAACGGGTCGACGGGCACCACGGGCGCCACGGGCTCTGGAACGAGCACAGGCTCGACCAGCTCGACGACGTCGAGCGCGCCCGTGCTGCCGTCCTCGGTGATCGCCGTCAATGCCAACGCGGCCGACGTTGCTGCCGTGCAGGCGTTCGTGCAATTGGCGGCGGCGCTGCAGCTCGCGGATACCGCTTCGATGATCCTGGCGGACGAGGCATCCGACGCCACGCTGTCGCCGGCCGACATCGAGCTGATCACCAATGACACCCG